TATAAGTGTATTTAATAAGCCATGATCGACCTCTATTACAAATTCCCCGACCAACCCACAGCCCTAGCCGCTCTATCGTCTGCTGGCATGACCTACACTAATGACGGGATTGAGCATTTATCGCAAGGCGGACATGACTTCGCGCTATGGGAAGTTGGTGAGATAGAGGGCGTATCTGGCTACCATGTAAACATCCGGCTGGTGAATGAGGACTTCGATGTATCAGGGCTGGAGCAGTATCGAGTAGAGCCAACTAAACCGCGAGTTGTTTGGGCGTAAAATGTTTAGCGCATTCCAGTCTAACGGATTTCAGAGCAATGCTTGGCAAATCGTCATTGTTTCCGACGGATTAAATTACCGGATATTCGCAATTCGCAAAATGAGAAGGTAGCTGCTTTCTTGTTGATTTTACAGTACAATTCTCCGGTAAGGAGGGATTAGATGGCCTCGGAAGTCAGCATTGCTAACAGGGCGCTACAAAAGCTGGGCGCCAATCGAATTACGTCACTGACGGACTCGTCCACTAACGCCCGTGCGGCCAACGCTTGCTACGAAATTCTGCGTGACGCGGAACTGCGTCGGCACACATGGAACTTTGCCATAAAGCGCGAAGCCTTGGCTGCGGACGGCACAGCGCCTAGCTGGGGGCGAACAAACGCTTTTGAGCTTCCAGCCGATTTTCTCAGGCTCTTACCGCCATACCCCGAAGACAATTTCAACAATCTTGATTGGCAGATTGAAGGCCGCAAGATTTACACGGACGATGCCGCGCCTTTGTACGTCCGCTATGTCGCCCAAGTTACAGACCCCAACTTGATGGACGCGCTGTTCCGTGAGTTGTTGGCGACCCGCATGGCATACGAAATGTGCGAAGAACTTACGCAGTCAAACACGAAACGGGACTTGTTGTACCGCGACATTAAAGACATTGTTGTGGAAGCCAAGCGCACTAACGCTATCGAAAACGTGTCGGCAGAAACACCCACCGACACTTGGATCACAGCGAGACTGTAATGGCAAAAGTCTCGCCGATCCAATCCGCTTTCAACTGGGGGGAGTTCTCCCCGTTGATGTACGGGCAAGCGCGTTTTGAACGATATGACAGCGCGCTGGCTCTCTGCGAGAATTTTATACCCATGATTCAAGGCGGGTTGACTCGCCGCCCCGGCACGTATTTTGTTTCGGAAGTAAAAGACAGCAGCAAACAAACCCGCATTGTACGCTTTGAGTTTTCCACAACACAGGCGTACATCATCGAGTTTGGCAACGAATACTGCCGCTTCTACAAAGACCAAGGACAAATTCTTAGTGGCGGCAATCCCTATGAAATTGTTACACCCTATTTGGAAGCCGACGTATTTGAACTGAATTTCACGCAGTCGGCAGATGTGTTGTACATCGTACACCCAAACTATGCGCCTAGAAAATTGTCGCGCACCGGGCATACGAGCTGGACGCTATCGACCATTGAATTCAAAGACGGCCCTTATCTTGCGACCAACACAGGCACAACGACAATTACGCCATCTGCCACCAGCGGCAACATTACGTTGACCGCTTCGGCTAGTTTGTTTGCCAGCAGCGATGTGGGGCGTCTGGTTCGATTGGCGCACACGCCAACGCTGTGGGCACAAACAACCGCGTACGCCAAAGACGACGTGGTGCGCACCAAGGGCGGTTTGATTTACATTTGCACGACAGCAGGTACTTCTTCTGGATCAGGCGATGGCCCGGAAGGTACCGGCGGCGCAATATCGGACGGCACAGTGATTTGGGCGTATGTCAGCGGCGGCGGCCGGTTTTGGGGCTGGGCAAAAATCACCGGATATACTAGCGCAACCGTAGTTGACGCTGCGGTACAAACCAAGTTTGGCGCAACAACAGCAACGCTAGATTGGCGCCTTGGCGTTTGGTCTGGTACGACCGGCTACCCTAGTACGGTGACGTTCTACGAAGATCGGCTTTTCTTTGCAGGCAGTTCCGCAAACCCCAACCGATTGGATGGCTCCAAGTCCGGCGACTACGAAAACTTTGCGCCGACCAACACGGCTGGCGTTTCTGCCGCAGACAATGCACTTGCATTCACTCTCAATTCCAACACGGTTGACATCGTACGGTGGCTGGTTGGCGATGAAAAAGGGCTGCTGATCGGCACCGCAGGCAGCGAGTGGGTGTTGCGTCCAGCCGCAAGTTCGGAAGCGTTATCGCCAACCAATGTATCCGCCCGGCCCTCTACGACCTACGGCAGTGCAGCCGTCACGCCTATCCGCGTGGGCAAGTCGGTTTTGTTCGTGCAACGTTCCGGCCGAAAAGTAAGGGATTACGCGTATGTGTTTGAGGCCGACGGCTTCCGGGCGCCGGACGTAACGGTATTTGCAGAACATATCACCAAAGGCGGCTTGATAGAGATGGCCTATCAGCAGGAACCGGTGGGAACGCTGTGGGCGGCAAGGGCCGACGGCACGTTGCTGTCTTGCTTGTTTAACCGCGAGCAAGATGCGATTGGCTGGGGGCGACATATCATCGGCGGGTCATTCGGCAACGGCAACGCCGTAGTCGAATCGGTCGCCAGCATACCATCCCCGTCCGGCACGTATGATGAAGTCTGGCTGGTGGTCAAACGCACAGTTGACGGCGACACGGTGCGATACATTGAGTACATGACCAAAGTGTTTAGCTCGGATGACGGCGACACGGTGGAGGACGCATTTTATGTGGATAGCGGGCTGACCTATGACAGTACGCCAGCAACGACAATCACAGGGCTAGATCACCTTGAAGGTGAGCCCGTCAAAGTTCTGGCGGATGGGTCTGCGCACCCGGATTGCGTAGTATCTAGCGGGGAGATCACGCTGTCGCGTTCTGCGTCTGTTGTCCACGCAGGACTAGGATATAATAGCAACGGGCAAACGTTGCGTATTGAAGCAGGCGCAGCAGACGGTACCGCGCAGGGCAAGACCAAGCGGATACACCGTGTGGCTTTCCGGTTCCACGAAACGGTGGGCGCCAAGATTGGCCCGGATGCGGACTCACTGGACGAGCTGACTTTCCGTCAACCATCCGATCCGATGGACGAGGCCGTGCCTTTGTTTAGCGGAGACAAGTCTGAAAATTGGAGTGGCGATTACGACACGAAAGGCCAGATATATTTCCGGCAAGATCAGCCGTTGCCGTTTACGCTGCTAGGCATTTACCCACAACTGCTTACTCAGGATAGATAATGCAAGTTGTTGATTTCAAAGCAGAACATTTAGCGCAAATTGCTTTGCAGGAAGCACAGCAGTATTTGTTGGCGCACATCGACCCTGACATGGGCGAACACCTTGAGGGGTTTCAGTCCTTTACAGGCATCGCGGACGGCAAGGTTGTGGCGTGCGCAGGGGTGCTGCCTTACTGGGAAGATCGCGGACTGGCATGGGCGTATCTGGCTGAAGATGCTGGGCGCCACATGGTCGCCATTCACAAAGCGGTAGTGCGGTATCTGGAAGTCGCGCCTTTCAAACGTATTGAAGCTGCGGTGGATGTGGATTTTCAAGCAGGGCATCGCTGGATCAAGCGATTGGGGTTTGAGTTGGAAGCGCCTGTTATGAAAGCGTTTCGGCCAGACGGCGGGTCTGCAAGTCTTTATGCGAGGGTGAAATAATGGCTGCGGTGTTTGCATCTCCTATATTTATGGCGGCATCAACCGCGTTCAGCGTGTTGGGCGCTATATCGTCTGCAAACGCAGAATCCAACGCGGCTAAATACAACGCGGCTGTTGCAAAACAAAATGCGCAAATTGCGCGAGATCAAGCGGTATCAGACATTGACCGTCAGCGCCGGATTGCGTATCGAACTCAGGGCCAAGCAGTCGCCAACTATGGCGCTTCCGGCGTAACGCTGGAAGGCACGCCGCTTGACGTGTTGGAACAAAGCGCTGCCGAAGCCAAGCTGGACGAACTCAACATCAAGTACAACAGCGAACTCCAAGCCCTTGGGTTTGAGAACACTGCGCGGCTTGACCGGCAGAGAGCGTCCAACGCCCGCACGTCCGGGCTGTTTAAAGCCGGGACATCCCTGCTGCTAGGCGCCAGCAAGACATACGACGCTTACAAAACCAACGGCGGTTGGATTTAACGGGGGCTGACGAATGCCGCGCATACAACCTTACGAACAACAGATCGGGCCTCAAGGTGGAATCGGGGGGCGTCGCGCCGAAGCTGGCGACTTGGCGCCCGTTGGCGGACTGTCTGCGGTTGTTGAGACAGTAGATCGCCTTGCTAATCACTACAACGGTTTGCGCAGGGATTCGCTGCTTTCTATCGAAACCGCAAAGGCGCAACGAGAGCTGCAAGAGTTTTCGTTTACTTTGCAAAACGGTGTTATAGGGGAAGACGGTGTGTACCAAGCCCCGCCCGACCCGATGCAGCACCAGCAAATGTTTGACGACAAAGTAAAGGAAATCACCAAGCGCGTCAAAGGCTCGGTCGATGGCGAAATGTACGCTTTGTTTGAGCGAGACTTTTCCAACTCGGCTTTGCGTGAAAGTTTTAAGGTGCGGGAAAACGTCATCGGGCAGCAACGACAAGCCGTGCAAGTTGAATTTCAAAGCAACCTTACCACGCTTGCCGACATTGCGGCCGACGAAACTGATCCGGTCATGCAGGCTGAAGTTCGGAACAAAGCTAGGTTGATGACGCAGCGCATGGTCTCTAGCGGCGTGATGTCGCCAGAAGAAGGTTTCAAAGCGGAAAAGTCTTTTGACAAGATGGTCGTGACGGCGCAAGTTCGCCGTGGTATGCGCGATGACCCGGAAACGACTTTGCAAGAACTGTTGGGCGACGGCTTCCCCCAGCTCAATGATCCGGCTGAACGCGAGAAATGGATTGACCAAGCCGGACGTCGCGTTGACACCAAGTTAAAAGTTCAGATGGCCGAAGAAGAAAGAACCCGTCGGCAAGAAGAACGTGCGCAAAAAGAAACCGAAGAAGCTACAGCCAAAGACGGCTATAAGCTCGCAACTGACGGACAGCTTACTACAAACTGGGTGGAGCAGAACCGGGATAACTTAACCCTAGGCGATTATAAGCAGTTGCTCGAAACAGCCAAGGGTAAAAACGTGGTCAGCGATCCGGAAGTTTATTTTGGTTTGCGGGACGCAGCGATGAAAGGCGTCAACGTAAAAGAACGTGCAGACTTGGCGTTCTTGAACAGGCAGCTTTCCCGCGAAGATTACGACCGCATCCTTGCTGATCTTAAAACATCCGGCGTTATCAAAACCAAAGGCGATTCCGCCGGGCGCGACGACGTTCTCAAAAACGGCGAAGACTACATCCGCACGTCTTTGAATGCAGAGAACCCGCAAACCGACAGCATTACCAGAATGCGTGCGGCTGAAGCGATGGATTACTGGCGTAAATGGCGAGCTGAAAATCCAAACGCTAAGCCGGAAGAAGCCCGCAAGGTGTATAAGAATATCGCCGAAGACGCTACGCTGCTGGATGACAGGGGGTCTGTAGCGTCGCTACTGCCGCCGAGATATATGGTTGGCACTATGGCCGCCCCGGACTTGACGGCAACAATGGCCGCTACAGTCAAAGCCCGCAACGAGGGCCGCATTGACGAATCCGAGTACCAACAGCAGTTGCAGCTTATTAAGCAGTGGACTGCCCGCGCAAAGAAACGCCCCGCTAAACCAGCTCCTTCAGGGAATCCATAATGGCCGATCTTGAATCTCTCTTGCCGTCTGACGAACCGTTGTTGCAGCAACAGCCGGACGCTCCGCTTCCGGTGGAGCAAGCGCCTACCATTGAAGTGACGGCGCCTAGATTGTCGCCGGACGAATTGAACGCCGACGACATGGATTCTGCATACACGCAGCATCGGTCTAGCGGTAGCACCAAAGCAATGGAAGACGAATTGCTGCGCGAGTTGGGGCTTGACCAGAACGGCGATCCTATTACGCCTCAAACGCCGGAGCAACAAGCAACCGAACTGCCTGCGGAACCGCCTGCCGATGGCGGGGTAACGCCGATGGGCGTAGTCAAAGACGTAGGCGAAGGGCTGGTCGAAACGCCAAGGGCAATTACCTTTGGCGCTTTGAACGCGGTCAACGAAGCAGTTGACCTGCTGGATTCTGCTGCGCAATACATGGCTGAAACTTTCGGAGACATTCGCTTCGGGCCGAACGGACTGGAAGTTTTATCGGCAGAGGAAGTCAAGCAACGCGCAGCGTCTGGCGAAGAAGCGGACATTCCTAGCTTGCCCAACGTGGACAGGCCGGACAGCGTTACGGGCAATATCATATCCAACGTTACGCAGTTTCTCGTTGGCTTCAAAGGGGCGGGCAAAGCGCTCAAGGCTTGGAAAGCCGCCAGCAAAACACAGCAAACAGGCAAGGCGGCAGCTAAAGGCGCCATTGCCGACTTTACGGTGTTCGACCCCTACGAAGGCAATTTGTCTAACCTGATCCAAAGTTCGCCAGAACTTGCCAATCCAATCAATGAGTTGTTGGCGGCAGACCCCAACGACGGAGAAGCCGTCAACCGCGCACGAAACACTTTGGAAGGGCTTGGCTTGGGTGTTGTAGCCGAGGGCATTATCCGTGGCGTTCAAGGTATCCGCGCAGGGCGCATCGCCAAACGGGAGGCTATTGCTGACGGCAAGTGGTCGTCTGAGCCTGTGCCGGAGCTTGACGAAGTGCAGCTCGACCGTCTGCTTGGCGATACCAAAAAGTCCAACCTGATCCTGTTCAACAAGGTTCTTAAAGCGCAAGGCGGAAACGTCGATCCCGCCACGGTAAAAGGCGGCAAAAAGCCAACCGAAGGCTTTGACGAAGAACTGCGAATCAATTTTGCCAAGATTCAGTCAGGTGAAGATGTCAAAAAGCTGATCGCCAAAATGGGCGAACTGGACGCGGAAGGTGTTGACGCGGCTCGCCGTGGCGTCAGAACGTGGCAGCAAACCAAATTGTCTGCCGATCAGGAAAACGCTTGGGAGCTGGTTTCTAATCGCGCCAAGGGACAAGCCTACAACGCTGAAGAATTGAAAGCCGTCAAAGAGTTGTGGGTGACGACAGCGAACAAGCTGAAAGACGTTACTGACGAGGCGTTCAACAACCCGAATCAAGCCAGCATGGCTGCGTTCATGCACATGCAGGAAGTGTACAGGCTGGTCAACCGCGAGTTTATGGGCGCTCAAGCCGAAGCTGGCCGTGCGCTGAACATCTTGCGGCAGCCTACTGGGCCAAACGACGACATGGCTCGTATCATGTCGCAGACTATCGACGATGCGGGCGGGCAACGAACCGTCATGGAAATGGTAACAAAGCTCAAAAAGCTGACAGACGCCGGGCTGTACGACAAGGCTGACGATTTCGTCATGAAATCGTGGACAGCTAAAACCCGCAACGCGGTTGCCCAAGTGTGGATCAACGCGTTGCTGTCGAACCCGGTGTCCCACGTTGCCAACAACTTGTCTGGCTGGGCGACGATGGCTACGCGTCTTGGTGAGCGTAAAGTTGCAGAGTATGTCAACCAAGTGTTTGGCGATAACGCAGGCGTAGTTTCTGGCGAAACATTCGCCATGATGCAGGGCGTAACGCAAAGTTTCAGAGAAGCCTTGTCTGCGTCAGCCAAGTCTTTGAAAACTGGCGAATCGCAACTGGTCAAATCTGAAACCGGTCGGCGGCAGGGTGGCTTTTCCGCGCAGACATGGAACGTTTCTTCCGACACCCCGCTTGGCAAAGCACTTGACTTCGTTGACGTGGCAACCCAAACGCCGGGCCGCTTGATGCAGGCTGGTGACGAATTTTTCAAGGCCATCGGCTACCGCATGGAGCTTCATGCGCAAGCCACGCGAATGGCGGCGAGCGAAGTAGCTTCCGGCAAGATTACGCAAGAGCAAGCTAAAACCCGCATTGCTGAGATCATCGCCAATCCGCCGGACAATGTGCGACTGGAAGCAGTCGGCGAAGCGCTGTACCACACGTTTACCAACAAGCCTGCCGAACTCCCGTCCGCCATCGCAAACGCGTGGCAGCGTATCCCGGCACTTGGCTTGATGACATTGCCGTTCAAGAATACGCCCATCAACATTATGACCTACGGGTTTGAACGCACACCGTTGGCCCCGCTGGTTAAATCGTGGCGGGAAGACATTGCGGCTGGCGGAGCGCGGGCAGACTTGGCGATGGCTAAAGTCGCCACCGGCTCGATGATTATGGCGGTGGCGATGGACTTGGCAATGGAAGGCAAAGCCACAGGGCAGGGGCCGGTCGATCCGCAAGAGCGTGCGCTATTTGAGCGCGAAGGCAAGCAACGCTATTCCGTAAAAATCGGAGACCAATGGATCGCATTCAATCGTGTTGAACCAGCCGGTACCGTGTTCGGCCTTGCTGCCGATCTGATTGAAATTGTCAACAACGGTGACGTTGACCAGATGGAAGTCGAGCAAGCGTTTGCGGCCGTTGTCTTTGCGGCGGCCAATGCGGTCACATCTAAGACGTACATGCAAGGTATCGCAGACTTGATGCAAGCAATCACTGACGCGCCACGATACGGCGAAGGCTACGTGCGAGGCTTAGTTGGCGCGACAATTCCAGCCGGTGTTGCCGCAGTCGCTAGACTGGAAGACCCGTACATGCGATCTGCTTGGAGCATCGTTGACACTATGAAGCGCCGCACGCCGGGGCTGAGTGACGAACTGCCGCTGCGCAGAGACTTGTGGGGCCGTCCTATCTCCTACAAGTCTGGTGTAGGCATGTGGTATGACGCGCTGTCGCCGGTTTACATCAAGAAAGAAAATCCTGAACCTATCGACAAAGAGCTAGAGCGCTTGGGCTACTACCCGCCTATGCCTGACCGGCATGTTTCTCTCCGTGACCCCGAAACCTTTGCGTCCGGCCGAGTGGACTTGCGCAAGTACCCACAGGCGTACAGCCGATATGTCGAGCTGGCAGGCAACGAATACAAGGACGAAGTTACCGGCCTTGGCGCCAAGGACAGACTCAATGCGCTGATCGCTGGCGAAGACGTATTGTCGCCCGTTTACGATATGTTGACTGACGGGCCTGACGGCGGAAAAGCGGCCAAGCTCAACGAAGTTATTACAGGCTATCGCCAAAAAGCAGCGCGGCAACTGGTCGAGGAGTTTCCAGAACTCCGGGTGGAAATCAATGCCAACGTCAAGCCGCCGCGCTTTAACATGGAATGATGCTTGCGATAACCTCAATCTATTGAGATAATTCAGATACTTAGGAGAAGGCTATGACCATCAGCAGCACCGACAATCGGAAGGAATATACGGGGAACGGTGTCACCACCGCCTTCTCCTTCCCGTACTATTTCCTAGCAAACGCCGATCTGAAAGTTTACCTCGACGGCACGCTCAAGACGATCACCACGCACTACACCGTTTCCGGCGCAGGCAACCCTGCGGGCGGCACCGTCACGTTTGGTACGGCGCCTGCATCGAATGCGGCGGTAGTCATTGTCCGCGACCCTGCCATTACGCAGGCTGTGGATTATGTAGCAAATGACCCGTTCCCTGCTGCGTCACATGAGACAGCCCTCGACCGGCTGACGATGATTGCTCAGAGGCTGAACGACAAATTAGGGCAGGCGCTACTGGTTTCCAATGACGAACAGTTTGGGAGTGTGCTTCCTGTTGCGGCCACTCGCGCCAGCAAATATCTGACTTTTGATGCCAACGGCGATCCTACTGTGTCGGACGGATCGGACATTTCGGCAAACGCGGACAGGGCTGAAACTGCGGCAGATGCCGCAGAAGCGTCAGAACTTGCCGCTGCGGTATCTGCGGCTACGGCGTCGAACGCCGCTTCGACAGTACAAGACTTGGTTACGCCCCTGGCCCCTACGTTTGAAGTGTTCTCCGGCACGGGCGCACAAACTGCGTTTACACTGTCGGTTACTCCGGCGAGCGAGGACGTCATCGACGTTTACATTAGTGGCGTTTATCAACAAAAGTCGCAGTATTCGGTGTCCGGCACAACGCTAACATTTGGCAGCGCTCCGGCAAACGGCACCGACAACATCGAAGTCAAGATCGCCCCGCTGGTAGCGTACTCAGTGCTGGTCGGGCCTATCGACTACGGTTCGATTACTTAGGAGAGTCACATGGCTGGAACACAAGTACAATTCAGGCGCGGCACAACTGCCGAACACGCTACGTTCACTGGTGCTGTTGGCGAAGTCACGGTTGATACTACCAAGGACGTCTTGGTTGTTCATGACGGCTCAACCGCTGGTGGCTTCCCAATGCAGCCGCAAAACAAGGCAGGCACAGTCCTGCAAGTTGTGCAGGGTACTACCAGCACGCAAGTAACGGGCAACAGCACGTCTTATACAGACACTTCGCTGACCGCGACAATCACGCCAAGCAAAACCTCAAGCAAAATTCTTGTAATAGTAAATCAGCAGCTTGGGTTCGACGCCGCTACGGACGGTGGTGGTGGCGGATTGAGATTGATGCGGGGGGCAACTGAAATTCTGACATCTACTGCGGATGCAACCGGCCCTTATGATTTTTTCTTAGGCGCTGCCGGTGCAACAGCCGTGTCGTTTTTCCACAGGGCAGCGCTTAGCTATCTTGATTCTCCGGGCACTACATCCGCCGTTGTGTACAAAACGCAAGTCCGGTCTTACGATAACGCAGCAACTTATACCTGTCAATTAGACGAAGCAACGGACGGCACCTCAACGATAATTCTAATGGAGATTGCAGGATGAGAACCGTAACTAAAACCCAAGCTATTTTATCCCTTGTCCCCAATGCTGAAGTCGTGATTCGTGGTGATGTAATCGAATGGATACAGCCATCAACCGCCCCCGTCACCGATGAGCAAATCGAGGCCGAGTATCAACGGCTTTTGGTTGAATCGCAAAAGGTCAAAGTGGTCTCCATGCGGCAAGCGCGTTTGGCTCTATTGCAAGCAGGTCTTTTGACTTCTGTCGAACAAGCCGTTGCTGCTGGTGACGAGGCAGGAAAAATCACATGGGAATACGCGACTGAAGTAAGACGCGAGGACCCGCTTGTGACTAACCTATCCGCCGCGCTCGACTTGAGCGATGGTCAGCTTGATGCTCTGTTCTCCCTCGCTTCTACGCTATGAAGAACCTCGGTATTTGGCTGCTCTACTTCATCCCTGCGCTTATCGTAGAGATATTCTGCTACCTGACAAATCCGATTGCGGCTTTATTCGTGATTCGAGAATTGCGAACGGACAGGGTAAAGCGTGAGCCGTTCAACAACGGAACTTATACCTTCAACCGTGAATATCTTATTATAACTCTGCGCTGGTGGCAGACGCATGATAATGCGGTAGACGAATGGTGGTATGGTGCATTCAACCTCAAGAGCCACCTCCGCTTTTTGCGTGAGGCAACGCAACAAGACTACGACAACTCATGGTGGATTCGCTACTGCTGCCGTGTGATGTGGATGTATCGCAATAATGCCTATGGCTTTATGTATAACCTGTTCTCTCGCCCGCTTGAATTTGACCCGAAGTTATACGAACACGGCATAGAAGATTCGGGCGAGTTTTGGTATCTGCTTTCGGTTTTCCCTTCAAGCTGGAAACTTGAAGTGCAAGTGCCGCTTTACGGCAAGCGGCATTTGTCTATCAACATTGGTTGGAAAGCGCATAAAGGCTTCCCAAAAGTGATGTATGCCAACAGGGTGGTTGGCTTCCGCGAATACAAATAATCAATAAGAAAGGCAGGCTATGCAGCACATGGACGAAACCTCAAAACACATTGTTGACGGGCTATCCGTCGCCACGGTGCTAGGCGCACTAACTGCATGGCTGCCCCCGATTGCAGCGCTGTTTACGATTGTCTGGACGGCGATCAGGATTTGGGAAACCAAGACCGTTCAAGGTTGGCTTGGCAGAATCCATGAAACAAAATCTGACAACTAGGGTACTAACTTGCGAGACATGCGGCGCTCGGTACGTTGACGAAATTGGCGAAACTTGCCGTTGCCCGGCGCCGATGTTTGAGGAACCTCTTGTTTCTGACTGGGAAGATTATGGCGACAATCCACAAGCTACACCAGAACCCGACTGACGATCAGCTTGAAGCAATCAAGCATTTCAACGAAACCCACAAAAACGTCAAAGTCGTCTGCGCCCTGCTGTTTGAAACCGATGACGGTTACAGGCAGATGGGCATATCGCTACCCAGCGGCATCGACTACATGACCATACTTGGCGCAGTTGAACTACTGCGCGACAAGGTACTTCAGGAGATGCGTAATGCCTAAAGACGGGGTGTCGATTGAAACGGCAGAGCGCATTGCCGACGCATGGAAAACAGCCGCCACGCTGGAAGAAGCAATGGAGCTGGCGGGGCTTAAAACCAAAGACAAACGCACTTTGTTTCGTCGGCGCAGGCAAGCCGAGGAATTGCTTGGCGTTACGTTTCCGCCGCTAGGTCAAGCATACAATTCAAGCTGGATGCAGAAGCCCGACGTCCCCCGGCAATACATTCTGGACCATCCATACACCGTGGTGATTTTCTCCGACGCACACTTCTGGCCCGGCGCAACATCGGATGCGTACTGGATTCTGTTGCAGGTGCTGGAAGAACTCGGCCCCGATCTGGTCATCGACAACGGTGATTCGTGGGATGGCGCGTCGATCAGCCGACACGATCCAAACTTGTGGGAACACAAACCCAGCTTGCGGCAGGAGCTGGACTGCGTGCGCGAACATCTCGGCAGCATTCAGGAATACGCTGGCGCGGACTGCGACTTCATCAAGATCATAGGCAATCATGACATGCGCTGGGAAGCGATGCTGGCTTCCAAGGCGCCGTACATTCAGGACATGCCCAGCACGAAAGTGTCCGACTTATTCCCTGACTGGGAGCATCAAGTCAGCGTTATGCTGAACGGCCACACATGGGTTAAACATCGCTGGCACAGTGGCGTTCACGGCGCATGGAATAACGTACTGAAGGCCGGTGTCACGATGATTACCGGGCACACGCACCGGCTTGGCATCAGGCCGTACACCGACATGCGCGGCACGCGCTATGGCATTGAGACCGGAACACTGGCAAGACCGTGGGGGCCGCAGTTCCGGTACGTTGAGCAGAACCCTCGAAACTGGCAAATGGGTTTCGTGGTGCTGACGATTGACGGGGAAACCGTTCACCCTGAAGTCGTAGAAGTTAAGGACGGCATTGCTTGGTTCAGGGGGCGAAAATGGCACGCATGATACTAGCAACTGTAATACTTCTATTAAGCACTACCGCAGCCGCCGCAACCACTTGCGACGAGTGGGCAACGATGACGCAGGTGCTTGTCATCCGATGGCAAAACGACGATCAGTTCAAAGACAAGACCGGCGACGACGTGAAGAAGGAATTGTCGCGTCAGATGGGCGGTCATCCTGAGATCGACACAGCGTTGAAATATGTTGACTACGCATACGCCAACCGCCGTGAGAATTATCAGGACGTCTGGAAAAAGACGTATGACTTCTGCGCCGCTACACCGATATGAGACTACCCCTAAAAATTATGGCCGTGAGTGCTGCGGCACTGGTCAGTATCGCAACGTGGGAAGGCTTCCGCGACAAGGCGTATGACGATGGCGTCGGGGTCAAGACCATTGGCTTCGGCACCACGGCAGGCGTCAAAGAAGGCGACCGCATCACGGTCGAGCGAGCGATGGTCGTACTGCTGCGCGATGTCAACGGCCACAGTGAAGGCATCAAGCGCTGCATCGTTGGCGACTTGTTCCAGCATGAGTTTGATGCCTACAGCAGCCTTGCCTACAACGTCGGCATTGGCGCGGTATGCAAGTCATCCATCCCGCGCAAGATTGAAACCAAACAGTACGAGGCCGCTTGCCGGACGATTCTGGATTTTGACAAGGCACGCGATTGCAGCAAGCCGAAGGTGTGGAGCGAGAAGCGGCAGCGGTGGGAATGCCCGCTGGTGCCGATCCGTGGCCTGACCAACCGGCGGCAGGCTGAATACAAGCAGTGCGTGGGAGAAAAGCCATGACATACTTTTCCATATTTACAAGCCCGTGGGTAATCCTTGGCATCTTGCTGGCGCTCGGCACGTCATGCACGTCTGGCTATGTCGGCGGCCGCAGCCATGCCAACGCTAAGTGGGAGGCCAAGCACGCCAAGCAACTTGAAGTGCAGGTGAAGGCACTGGCCGCCAAGGACAAAGAGAACCGCGAGCTGGCCCGCAAGTATCAGGAGGCGCAGGCCGAAACCAAAGTCGTGTACCGGACTATCGTGAAGGAGATCAAAAATGAAACTGTTGGCCGTCTTTGTTTTAATGATGGCGCTGTCCGCTTGTGGGACGATGCCCTCTCAGGTGCTGTGTCCGAAGCCCCCGCAAGAGTTGCTGAAAAGGCCAGCGGAGCCAGTGACACTGAAGTCCTCGAAAACGCCGTAACCAATTTTCAACAATATCAAGAATGCCGTGCGCAGCTCAATGCGCTGATCGACTGGCACGAGCAGCAGCAGTAGTCACCCGATAAACCAAAAAGCGGCGGCGCTGGCGGCAAGTATGACAATGCCCGCCCACGCCGCCCATTCCAATCCTCGGCCTTCGTCTTCATCGAAAGATACCCAAGGCTTTGGGTCGGTGCGGTGGAAGTAATAGTTGTTGCGGTCGTAAGGCGTCTTGTAGTTCATGCTGTCTCCCTTCGTTTCATCATCGTTTCCATAACGTCAGCCGCTGCGGCTGCCGATGCGTGTGCCACGTCCTCGATCAAGTGGGCGTAGCGATGGGTGGTCTGCGTGGACTTATGCCCCAGCAGTTCCCCGATCTGGTTGAGCGTCAAGCCTGCGGCCAAGCCAGCCGAAGCAAACGAGTGACGCAAATCGTGAATGCGCAAGTCAGGACATCCGGCTTCGGTTCTGATTCGCCGCCACAGCTTCGACGGCGATTGGATGCCGGTGATCGTCCCGTTGGTGCGGGGCAACTTGTCGAGTACGGCTATGACCTGCGGCGGCAGATAGATCGGACGGGCGCCGGTCTTGCTATCCGGCAGCCGAAGCACATTGCCTTCCAACCAATCCCACCGGGCGTTGGCAATCTCCGACTTGCGGGCGCCGGTGAATATCAGCAACCACAGAAACGCAACAGACATCGGATTGTCCACCGCTTCGGCGTCAAGGATTGCGGCAACATTCGCCGCTTCTCTTGCGGACATATATCGGCGGCGTCTGTTTTCTGGAAATCGGTGAACGCCCTTGCACGGATTGTCCGGCACCCACTTGAGTGGCCGCCATGCAAAGTTGAACATGGCAGACAACAAAGCCAAAACCCTGTTTGCCTGATACAGCGTGTCACGCATCGCGGCGTGAAGGTCGTACACCATGTCGAAGGTAATGTCTTCGACCAGCTTGTTGCCCCACTTCGGCGCAATGTAGGCGGCCCACATGCGTTCGTCCTGCGCCAGCGACTTTTTCCTGCTTATTTTTTGAGCAGAATAGCGCGACCATAGCTCAGACACGCGCGGTGCGGCTATGGCGCGTTTTCTGTCTTGCGAAGGGTCTTGCCCTAGCGACACTTTAATCGCCCATTCTGCCGCGATTGTGCGAGCCGATTCCAAGCTGACCGCTGGAAAATTGCCGATCTTCGGGCGGCGCTCGACACCCGCCTTTGTCCTATACCAAAAATAGAATATTTTGCCGGTGGATGTGACGCGAAGGTGGAGACCCGCCACCGTTCCATCCCGAAGGACGGAACCCGGCTGGGCTTTTCTGATTGCGTCGAATGTCAGTTTGGTCATATTAATGTAGTGTTACGGTGTGTGACAAACAGTAGCATACCTTTTTTAGAAGTGCAAATTTTTTTAGCTAACCCATCACCCTTTCGAGTTCCCATTTCTCCACTTCGTCCAGCGGGTAGAGAACGTGCTTGCCTAGCTTGACCCACTTGGGGCCAAACCCTTTCCATCGCCAGTTGCGGATGGTGCCTTCCGGCCGACGCAAACGCTCCGCCAATTCTACGGGTGTCAAATACTTTTGCTGATTATTCACGGTTGTCCCACTCCTGTTCGTGTCCAATAAATTTGTCCCACTCCATCCGCGCTTCTTCCAAATCGGGTAGCTTGTAGATGTTGACGAGCTTGTCGCCGTTTCGTTTCTTGCTTGGGCGTATGCCGACGCAGCGCTTCAGCTCCTTGCCGAACTTGCGGTAGTCCTCGATCCTGTTGCGGACGTTGCGCTTGCGGGCGTAGTTGGTGTATGCGTCCCGCAATCTGTCGCACAGCAAGTCGGTCGGCCAGCCGTCGTCAAAGTCGCTGCCTAAGATGTGGCCTTGCTCCAAGCAGTCGTGCCACCACTGGTGCAGCACTTCCAGACTGGACAGCTTTTGATCCAGCAGCGCCCCTGTACTTGGCGCACCGTTGACATCAATGCCTTTCAAATCAAAGGTTTGCAGATAATGCAGCAACACTCCGGCGCCGCCTTCTTCGTCCAGCATAATGCGCATGTCGTAAAAGAACTGGCGGTCTTGCTTGCGCCCCTCGCCCACATCAAACACGGCGTATCGGCGTTCGTCGGTGGTCGCTGGCACCAGCCAGTCTTCGTTGCCGATGACGACCAACCGCACAAGGTTGTCCACTTTGTAGGGCTCCTTGCCCTTGCGCTCGATCAGCAACTCAGGCTGCGTGGTCAAACCTTTCAGCTTGCCTTCCGCCGCCTTGTCACCAGACCAGAACGCCTCGTCCAGCACCAAGCACAAGCATGCGTCCATGTGTCCGTTGAAGTTCGACGTGAGATACCGCCCGTCGTGAGCGACCAAGTAATGCTCGCCACTCAGCAGGTAGCCAACGCGGTCTATCGGCGCGTTCTTGCCTACGCCCTTCGTGCCTCTGAACACCAAGGTTGTTAGCGGACGCTCCCATGGGCATTGAATCATGTGGGCGAAATAGCCGATCAGCCAACGGAACAGTTCGTTCTCGCCGTTGCAGACGTTCTCTAGGATGTGTTCTTTCCACATGTCAAAGCCCCGCCGCTGCCGTTCGTTGGCTTGATCGTAAGGCAGGGGCGGAACTGTAAAGCCGCGCCACAGGTTGTAGTAGCCGTTCCTTGCTTCACGCTCCGGCGCAAAGCACACGCCTTGGAATTCCCTGCGGCCTTTCCATTCCAGCCACGCTTCGGCATACGTCATCGTGCGCTTGCCCACCGTCACGGTGTACGGGCTAAAGCGACGGCGGAACGTAGCCTCACTGAAAAAGACACGGCGCACACGGCCCTTCTCGTCTACTGTTTCGTAGATGATGAAGTGGCTACCTTCCATGTACACCAGCGCGTATTCCCGATTGAGCCGGACAAGGTAGCTTTCACCGGCTTCCATCTCCGGGGGCAGCGGGGCAGCTTGGAAGTCAGCTTCAGGCGCCGCTGCGCCGGGCGCTTCCTTGCCGTACCTGTAAGCGTTGCGCACTTTGGCTTCCAGTTCATCGGCAGGCCACGGCGGCTGGCAGTTGTCGTTCCAATAGTCGAGCATCAGTTCGACAGCTTCCGCCTCCGACACGCCAAAGTCCTTGAGCCTTGCCGCCACCATAAAGGTGGTCTGGTCGCCAGCGTCGCCCTCAATCGCTACCGGGGCTGCGTTGGCGATGTAGTCTAAAGCACGTTGCGTTGCCCGATTCGGATTGATTTGCGCAGGTACTTGGGCGTCCGCCTTGGGCTTCTCGGTGGGCGATCCACACGCAGCGACGAGCCATGCGGGAGCCATTGCGATTGGGTGTTCAGCACAAAAAACGTATTCGCCTTTGTCTGTAACACTACCGTGTCCACAAACGTAGCCCCCTCTTGATCGGGTATCCAGTCCGACCCCAAGAGTATTTGCCCCTTGCTTGACCGCAGCATCAACTTCATAAAACAGATGCCGACCACCGGTAGGCGTGAGAGCTGCCAAAGTAGTCGGTATGTCCTTGCCTTCCATCTCCAAACGTAACAGTTCAGCATCTCCGTCCTTTCCATTTTTGTTGTCCACATCAATGACAAGAAGGGCTTTGCCATCGCCGTACTGGCCGGTGTAAATCCCGATATTGAAATCCTGTTCCCACCCTGTTACCGGACAAGTCCACAATGAACGCACCTTGTCGGCATCGCGTGTTGCCTTGCGCTGCCAACCATCCATCGCGGGCGTCTTGCCTTCCGGTATAAGGGGAAACACGTAGAATCCCCGCGCAGCAAGGGCGAGGGCATTTTCTAGTTTGGTCATACGCCTCCCGTGCGAAGTTCGTAATCTGTTCGACAATCGGCATCGCACCAGCGGTGCGCACCACGCAACGGCTCGCCACAGTTCAGGCAAAAGCCCGTAGGGTCCGGCCCTTCCCGTTTGCGAAAGCGTTGCGCGATTGCGGTTAGTTGTTCTTCTTGCGCTTGAGCGCGATCAATTTCGTCTGCCATGCTAACCCCTTATTTTCTATACCTTTTTCCCGCCCAACCTTCCGCAGCGAGGGGCAAGCCCGCGGCCCATGCCGGTGCTTCCGACATAAGTTGCTCAATGGTTTCGACCGTTACGGAATGGAGTGGCGCTTCAATTACGATTTCATCGTGAACGTGACTTACTATTTTGTAACCTGATTGAGCTAATCGCAACATCGCTTCCGCAAGAAGATCGCGGGCGACAGCTTGCGTGACGTTTTCGCACAGCTTTCCGCCATAGGAGTCCGTGTCTACCCACTTGCGTGTCAGCCCGTTGACGGACTTGTACTGCAAGGCGTCGTTGCCGAACTTGCCTTCGACCACTTTGGCATAGGGATAGCAAAGCATCCGGCCGGACGGGAGCAAGCACCAAAGAAAACTCCCCTTCTTCTTGAACTTGACTTCGCGGCCCTTTGCACCAGCGGTGAACGTGTCGCCTGTGTATCGAACGGCGTTAAGTGCAGCGGCTTCCAGCGCGTACCAATATGCAACGATCTTAGGGTGGATGTCTCGCCATGCGCTTTTGATTTCATCAGCGCGTGTGTCAGAAACCTTGACGCCGTACCCCCGCGCCATTGTTTGAAAGGCGCCGACGCCTCCCTGATAGCCAAGCGCAAGCACCGCAACTTTGCCGATCTGCCTCTCGTCTTTTGTAACCGTTTCCATTTTCTTGCCGTAGATACCGGCGGCAGCGTGTTCATATATTTTCCCGTGTGTTCTAAAAATATCCAGCACCTTTTCTTCTCCGGCCAGCCACGCAATGACGCGGGCTTCGATGGCGGAAAAGTCGGCAGCAATCAACTCATGCCCCGGCGCTGCGGTGATAAATCCGCGCAGACAGTCAGCCACTACTGTCATCGGCGGGCCATAAAAACAATCTATATCTTCTGCTGATATGCCTTGCGGCAGCGCGTCAAGCACAGCGTCGATGGCGTCCTGCTTCATGCTGGGGCGGGGCAGATTCTGAAGCTGTACCTTGCGCCCTGCCCAGCGGCCTGTGCCTGCGCCGTGGTACTGAAACAACCCGCGAATGCGGTAGTCGGTTATACTGGCCGCTTCGACCATTGCGTATAACTTGGCAGTCGATGACTTGGCCGCCTCTTGGCGCAGCTTCAGGGCTTTGTGTACCGCTGATGGGAGATCGGCACGTCCGAGTAGTTCGACAACATCCGACTTAGCAACACCAGATAGTTCAATACCAAGTCCTGTGATCCAGCGAGTGAGTGCAACAGCTTCAGTACAGGCACCGACTGCACCGTCTGTGACTCTGCGAATCTCCGCATCAAGCCGGTGTTGCTCCTTCTCCACGATCTTAATGGCTGCCTTGATGGCCGGTATATCGACATAAACACCCTCCTGATTTATCTGATAATCCAACAACCACACCGCCTGTTCCTGTTCAGACAAGGGCATCAGGCGCTTTGACAATTCGCGTTCAACCTCAACGTCTTGCTTGCAATAGTCGAACAGCTTTTGCTTTCTGGCTTCGTCATCCCACCATATAGGCGTACCGTCAGGCTCGACGCGGCGAGGGCGGGACATCTGCAACATCAGCCGATGCCCCTTCATGTCCTTGCCGTTGGTCAGGCCAACAGCGGCAGCAGCGTTCTCAAGCGAACCCGGCAGCGACATGGCGTACGCCATGCTCATGGTGCAAAGGCACTGTTCCGGCTTCAGGGCAGGCCAGCCGTAGCGCGGCGCCATGACGTTGTTCCAGATCGCCAATTCAAAAGCGACGTTGTGGCCGACGACGATGCCGCCTTCCGCAACATGCTGGTGTACGTCCAGCAAATAGTCATTGACAGGCCACAGGCTTACCGGCTCGTCGTCAAACGCCCAAGCCATGCACCAGACTTCCGTGCTGGGATCGCGGGCGTAATTGTCGAGGCCGACATCCTTCAAATCCGCAAGGCTTCGTGTCTCGAAATCAATATGCAGTTGCTTCATATTCCCCGAAAGAAACGGGAGCGTTTCCGCCCCCGTCGCCTAAGTCCTTGTTAGTTAATCGAAAACTCCGTTGCTGCCGCTTCCGCCGACTGGCTCGAAGTCGTCTTCAGGCCGTGTGCGACCGCCCAACGGTTCGCCGTCTTTCAGCTTCTGCACATTGTTCAAGCCGAAAGCCACACCGCGATTGCCTGCGGTGTCATAGGCGAACGCATTGATCGACGCGCGGGCGTAGCAGCCTGCGTAAAACTCTGACTCGTCAATGATGTCGTTCATGTTGGCATCGACCAAGCCGGGGCGTTGCTTGCTGGTGGCGTTGACAAAGACAGCGCCTTCTTCGTAGCCCTCGTAATCTTTTTCGCCTTGGTCACGGAACGGAGAACGCAAGTTCTTCGGCCACTTGGATTTGTCAGCGCCCCACTTCTCGGCGCACGCGTCTTCAGCAGCTTTCTTTAACGCGGAAATGTCGTCGTCCTTGGAGAACAGCATGGTCAACCCATACTTGGGTTCCTGTGTGCTGCCAGCCATAGGTTTGGCGGGACGAAATACATTCGGGAATGATACTCTGAAGGTTGGTGTAATTACTTTTGCCATTTTACTTTCCTTTATTTAATTGCCGCTGAAGTCGTCAGCGGCGCCCGATCTGACAGCAGACCTGCTGTCGGATTCATGTACCAGCGTCGTGCCTGAAGATTCGCGGACAACGAGGGTTTCCAAAAACTCCTTACCCTCTTTGCCGACGACCTTTTCAATCACTGCCGGTGTCTTGATCTTGCGGTCGAATATGTCTGCGTCGTCCATGCCATAATCGTGCAACGCCTTGACCGTTTCTTGTTCGTCCATCCACTTGCGGGTTGCGCGTTTTTCAACGAGCTTCCAGCCGGGAGCTGGACGCCCGTGGTTGGCTTCCTGATAGGCAAACTCGCGCACGGCCTTGACCCACAGTTCAACCACGTCGGCCAGTTCAAGCGAATCAGCCAACTGTTTCGGGTCGTAACTGAAATTCTGCCGAAACTCCAACTTGGCGGTGGCTTGCGCCTTTTCCAATAGTTTCGGACAGACCGCAGCGGCCGGACACCAACGGCAATGCTCGCCTGCATTAAGTGGCGCGTCGGGTTCCTGCGTGCGCTTGGCTGCTTCAACCAAATCAGCCGACCAGTCGAGCAAGTCCATCGCCGGTATCTCCCATGACCTGATCGGGCCGTCGGGGTGCGGGCAACGAGGCTGTACGATGGTCATCACCACGCGCTTGGCTGGCCGCTTGGTTTCCAGCAGGGCGCCCACCGCGTAGTACAACAGCTGCGGATTGTCCCTGACTTCTACGCCCACACCGGCACCATGTTTGTAGTCACATACGTGCAACGTCTTGGTGTCTTCATCCCACACCACCGCGTCTGCGGTGCCGAACAAGTCCTCATGCAAGTCTTTAAGATGGAACCGGTGTTCGACCAGCAAGTCTCCCTGAAGCGCCTTCACGTAGTCGGTGTACAGCACGACATGCGTCAGCATGTCGTAGTCGTATTCGTCTTTGAGTTCGTATGGGTTTGCGCCGTTAAGGATACGCTCGGCTACTTCATGCGCCAGCGTACCTTCGGCGGCAAAATCGCTGGAATAGGACGGCATGTCTTCGGACAGCCTGACGCTGCCCGGACAAGCCATCCACCGCTTTGCGCTTGACGCGCCGATCTTTGAGTGCGCGGCCATGGTGTTAAGCCGGGCAGCGGGCGATCAAAGCGGCCAACTTTCCTTCAGCCACTTCGGATATGCGGTTGGCGCCAAACTCAGTCAGCAGTTTGCGCACGGCGTCCAAACCTTCGCTGTCATTCAGCCGTGTCAGCGCTTGTCGCGCGTCGTCCAACGTATAGGTTTTATCGTCGGCCACCGGTGTCTCGGCCTTGGGGGCTTCAACTACCGGCGGCTCGACGGCGACGGCCTCTTGGGTTTCCTGTGAGGAGGAATTTGATCCGTCACTGCCGCTGTTATTATCCCCACCTGCGGCTGGGGTCTCAAAACTCTGGGCCTTCTTTGCCGGACGGCCGCGCTTTGCTTCCGACGCGGGAGCTTCTACTGCTTGTGGGGGCGGGGTATCCTGTGAAACGGCATTAGGTTTCTGAGGCTTTGCGAAATACTGCGCATTTAAGTAATCAAGGGCTTCAATGGCGTCTTCGATGCTGGAAAACTGCAATTTAATTTCAATCACGGTAAATCTCCTTTTGTTTAGTTGTGACTCTAGCATTGCATTGTGGAAAGCGCAAGCGGTTATTCAAACGCTTCCAACAAATTTTTTGTCTTGCGGCGCAAGGCCAGTTGAATGTCCTTGTCGATGCTGCCTTCCAAGCTGACAAAGCGTGCGCGGACAGGGCGCGTCTGGCCCTTGCGGTACACGCGCATCATGGCTTGCGCATTGTTGGCCGGTACCCAATCCGATTCGACAAACAGTATCTCGTTCGCTGCGGTCAGGCTGATCGCCACGCCGCAGGCGTGAATCTGGCCGACGAACACGCGGTGCTTGGCACTGTTCTGAAACTTGTCGATGTGCCGTTGGCGCTTCTCAGGCGGCGTACCGCCGAACAGCAGCAAGGCGTTGTAGTCTTTCAGCCCATCGCGCAAGGTGACAATGACATCCCGGTGTACGGCGAAAATGACGATCTTGTCCAGCCCGTTGTCGAGTTCGGTCTTCACCATCTCAACCACTGCCTGCACTTTCTGCATGCCGGTGTAGCGGCGCAGGACAGACACGCTGCTGTCGATGCCGGGCAGCATGGTCACGCGGTCTTTCTCCGGCGTGCGCGACGTCGAGACTGCGTCCCATAAATTGCGAAGGCGGCTTTCCTGTTCGGTCACGGCTTTCAAAACGGAAGCGTCGCCGCCGCCGATCCAATAATCAAAAAACCACTGTTCCATATCAACCGGGCTTGGCTCGACATTGACTTCGGTAAGGGTGAGGGGTGGCAATTCAGGCATAACTTGTTCCTTTGTGCGTCGTAACATGATTTGTTTGATAAAGCCGCGCAGCTCGTCCAGCGTGGCGGGGTTGTTGCCCATGACCTTGAGACCATAGGGCGTTTCGCGCACGGTGCAATACCGGCGGATAAATGCGTCGCGTTTTAATGTAGTGTAGCCGAACAGATACATCCACACCCACAGTTCGCCTACGTGATTGGGCGCAAACGTGCCGGACATCGGCCAGAATCGCGCGGCTTTGTGGATGATACCGTGTTTGCCCAACACGCGCTTGGTGCGCTCGGCTGTTGGCTCTTTCAGGAAATGCGCTTCGTCCACTATGACAACATCCCATTGGCGGCCGATCACATGCCGATGCACCGGATCGCGCAGCAACAAGTCAAAGCTGACGATGACAAGCTGGTCGTCCAGTGCAGGCGGTTCGCCCGACAGCAACACGCGCTGTCTGCGCTGGTATAGAGAAAATCTATCAAACTCTCGCGCCCAATTGATTCTTGCAATGGCTGGGCAGACGATCAGAATGTTCTCGGCGTTAAGTTTGTCGGCCGCAGCAATCGCTTGCGCGGATTTGCCGACGCCCATGTCATCGCCCAACAGGGTTTGCTTGTGGCTCGCCAACCAGTCGCGGCCTATCTGCTGGTACGGCAGCAATTCAAATTCAGGGGTTTGTGGTTGCATCACTCGTCACTGAATCGGGCTTCGATGCTTTTTGTGCTTGGTAGCACGTTGGTTTCCCTGTCGATCAGGCGATTGATGTACCACGTCGCCTTGCGCAAGTCTTCCACGCCGCCTTTCATTTTCCAACGCCACAGGTATTTGATCGCGTTGGCGGTACATACGGCGTCGATGCCGCGCAGCCCATGCGTAGCTGCTTCCAAAGCGTCGATGCACTCTACGCCGCCTGCGGTGTAATGCGCGGGGTGATTTACATTGTCAGTCATGTTTTATCTCCAAAGCAAATATCTGCAAATTATCTTTTTAAGCGGTTTTTATTTTAATATCGCAACAGAGATAATGCGCGTTTATCTCTGATTTTAGATATTCATCGCTCAGCCACCGTCTTTGTTTGTAACGCCCATGTATTTAACAATCGCTACCAATAATAAAAACACTAAAGCAAAGCCAACAGGTGATTCCAAAATAAAATCAAGAAGTGGCGCCATTTTTCTTTTCCAGATATTTGTTTATCTCAACCTGTTCTGATAAAGCCATCGCTGTTTGCTCAAGACGTTTTATTAGCTCTGCGTTTTCATTTTCAAGGGCTACCATTTTGCCGACGGCGGCAATATGGTTCTTTGCCTTCAGCGCGGCTTCAACCGAAATGGCGACCCCCGTTCCGTCGCACCAAGTTTCGTACCCGTCCTCAAAAAGCGTACGGTCATCAACAATTTTAACGACTTCCTCATCCGTCAGCCCATCCCATTCACGTTGCGGTGTACCGCGAATAAGCAAAATATGAGCGACAATTTTTTCCGCCAGCTCTCCGGCTCCAAGAGTATTGTTTCCATCAACAGCTCTAATTACATTAGATAGCCAATCTATATTGATAGGCCCAACCTTCTCCGCTTCAGCAATCTGCTCCTCAAGAATGTCTATATATTCCTGCGGATTGCAGTAACGACAGCCACTGCCTACAAGTTTAGTTTTGAGACTGCACTGGCACTTTTCTGTTTCTTCGATGGCTTTGCTTAATTTTTTTATGGCTGTTTCGTGTTCCGTGATTGATGATTGTTGTAATCCATGTTGCCATATTAGCTGCAACAATTCTAAAGCCTGCTTCATTACGTCAATTTGGGTCATGGCTCAACTCCAAAATGTATTTTTAACGCACCGCCAACTGTTTTGGATAAATTTTCCCCACAATAATCACTAACCTCCATTACTATTGACCGGCCTATTTTTAACTCTACCTCTTGCCCTTCTGGGGCATTAACCCATACGCTACAGGTGACTGGTGTTGGTATGGTTTTTCTTTTATCTCTTTTTACTACCGCAAAGAATGCATCCCATACACCTAGCCATCCGCCTCTGTAAAAATCTACCGTTTCTGTTTTACTTATCATTTTCCAGTTGTCCATCACTCCACCTCCACTTCGATCCACACAGTTACCCATCTGCTGAAATAAGGACAAGAGGCAAGCTCTATAGCATCATCTGTACTGTCAGCGGTCTGCGTAAATTTTTGTCCATCCTTTTCGAGAATCGCCACCCGATACCGCAACACTTTCTTTTCTGGCTTAATGCGCCATAGGTAGTGTGGGTGTGATAAAGGGTTGCAATCTTTTGACGCCAAACGCCAGCATGCATTTCCAATGATAAGGGAATGCCCCTCAACCTCTTTCCCATCTGCCACAGCGTGTATCTCAGCAGCCCATTTGTGTGGCGTTGTCATGATGTTTCTCCCAGTTCTTTCCACCGAATAGCGCGGATGATTTCATGCTCACCGACAGCGGCTACTGCGTTTTCAGTTTGCCCTCGGGTTTCGAAATAAACCGAAAATTTCCCGTTAGGTACATTATGCCGTATCTCAATCTCAAGGCCGCTTGTTAACGATATGTCGTATGAAATGCAGTAATTAGGCACTTTGTTAATAAACTTCCTCGCCCCTTCCTGTTGGCTCAGTTCGTAAGCCACATCGCGGTAGTGCTTTTCTGCTTCAGCTTCTGCGCGGGTGCGGAATCCGTGGCCTTGAGTTATTGCTTTATCCAGCCATCCACCAGCACGATAGAAGTAGCTACGAAGCTCTCCGCACTCTGCCAAAACAAAAACATCGTCCCTCTCCTGCGGCCACGCTTTCGGCGCTTCTTCCAGCCGTTTGATTTCCTCACCAAGTTCGGTGGCAAGTCGTTTCAGTTCGTTCAGGTCTTTGTTCATTTCAGTTCCTTTCTAATTTATCTCTGCTCTGCCCTACGTTATTCGCAAACAGGGCGATGAATAGGCCGAGTGCTGCCATCCAGTTAGTCGCGTACCAAAACAATGCAAATCCTCCAAAGCCAAATATTGCTTCAATAGCTATCCGCTGTTTTAAATTCATTTCATTCCTCCAATCTGATTTTGCCAAGAAAGCCTTTAGGGTCGCTAAAACGCTCTTGGCTTTGCTTCAGGCTGACCTCAAATCCATTCAGGTACACCCACAAATACTTCGGCTCTTGTGCTGGCTTGGCGATGCGGTATTGCCACTCATGCGCTGGGTCTAGTTGCCAACATCCATCAAACGGAAGCCACCCTAAATCTACCCAACCCACTTGCATCTGCTCCACCTCCGCACCATCAAGCCATGCGCGGATTACGTCATCGTATTCAGTTCTCATCATCACACCTCCACGTCTTGCCAGTCGTGTAGCCATTCAGAGAATGATGTACTAATCTCAATACCGGCTTCGTCATCTAATGTCTCTGCATAGCCTAACCAACTGTGACTATCCGCCTTCATCAACGCCACCCGATACTTTAGCACTTGCTTTTCTGGCTTGATGCGCCATTCAAACTCTGGATGTGTAATTGGATTCAGGTAAGGTTGCCCGATTGACTTATGCCATCTATCGTTTGCATCTACCCTATACTCATACTCGCCACCATCAAGCCATGCGCGGATTACGTCATCGTATTCAGTCCTCATTTTTGAGCCCCATCCTTCCAGTGCCGCCCGCAAGTATTACGATACCCGCCCCATTGGTCTGCATTGTCGCCAGTATGCCATCCGCAAGTAGCATCATCATTGCATCCGTCCTCATCACAAAGCAGTTCAAATACCACGTCGCATTGCTTGCATACAGGACA